ACACCGGATGCGATAGGCGTTGCTGTCCGTGCCGTAGCGCTGCTCGATCTCCTCGATGAACTGCTTGGTCACACGCGGGCTGTCGGTCGCCGCCACCCGCAGCGTGAACCACCGCCCGCGTTCGGTGTTCTGCGTGCGCCAGAAGAATCCGGACGATCGCGTCGGATTGCCGATCAGGATCGTCGTTGCACCAGCGCTGCTCATGGCGCCCTGCCCAGCCTCGAACACCGGCTCTGCAATGCCGCTCGCCTCGTCGCACACCACCAGCACATGCTCGCTGTGAATGCCCTGCATCGCCTCGGGCTGCTCTGGCCTGGCAGTCCGTGCCGTGACAAACGTCTCGATGTCGGACTTCAGCTTCATGTGGTCGGATGTCACGTCCCACAGATTGCGCCACAGGTCCGGCAGCACCCGATGCCACTTGAGCACCTCGGGCCACAACGCATCGAACATCTGCGATGACGTCGGTGCGGTGATGACGCACTTCATCGGCGCCCGCGTGTTGGCGAACCACACGACAGCCCATGCCGCAAAGCACGTCTTGCCGACGCCGTGCGCTGAGCGGATGGAGATGCGCGTATGGCCGCGCGCCAGCGCCCGCAGCGCCTCGGCCTGCCATGGGTCAGGCTCTGCGCCGAGCACCTCGCGAACGAAGGCGATTGGCGCGCGGTGGTAGCGTGTCATGCAGGGGATGAACGGGTTGTCCGCCTTGGCGATGGCCTCCGCCCAGTTGAACGTGGGCGTTGGTTCTAGATGCGCTGGCGGATCGGGAACGAAGTTCAGCATTGGTCGCTCACGGATTAACGCAGCGGCTCGGGCACCTCTAGCTCGTGCTCGGCTGTCCACTCCTCAGGCCGCCCTCCTGCATACGCCAGGTCGAGATACGTCTCTCGATTGATCGGCAGGTTGCGGTCCAGCATCCACTTAATCACCGGGTCGGAACCACGCAGGGGCATCAATGCCTCCCGCAGCTTGTCCGACGGCTGCTCTGGCTGTGTTGCCATCGATTTTCCCCGTCCTGTAGAGATTCCAAATGTCGTTAATCCCTCCCGTGAAAGTAGCATTTCGCTTCATTTCGGGCGAGAACAATCCCCTTACGCCTTCCCAGGTGATGGACTGCATCTGTCGGGGCAGGATGCCCGCATCGGCGGCGGCACGCCGATAGGCCTCCGCATACAACCCATACAGTCCGCGGATGCCCGTTGCCGCAGAGGACGAGCCGGTCAACCCCAACCCATTCGACACCTCAGCATCGCTGCCAGCGAGCGGCTTCAGATGGGCAGCGGCAATGGCATGGGTGTCGATGGTGACGTCGCCGTATGGGGCATTGGGCGAGACGATGTTGTTGTAGAAGTTGCGCACCTTGTGATTGCCGCCCATGGATTGGCTGATGTTGGGCAGGCTGGGATCGTTCAGCACGCTGTTCGCCTTGGCGATCTCGGGGAACGAACCCCATTATTGGTCGGCCCAGCGATTGGCGATGGTGTTGGCACCGTCATACCACTGCATGGCGCGCTCGCGGATTGCCGGGTCCATACCGTCATGCAGCCATTTCAGGTTGTCGCCGACTTGACCGATGAACCGCTCGGCTACGCTGTCGTCGCTGCGCAGACGTCCGGTCGGAATGTCCGGATAGCCGCGGATGAGATCGATGTTCTTGCTGAACGCATCACCGGAGGCCCTGCTGCTGTCGAGGCCGACCGTCAGGTCCGGCGTGGCGTGCGGATCGATGGTCTGGCCCTTGGCGGTAGGCACACGGGTGGAGATGCGGCTGCCGACCCCAGGCGCGACCTCGCCGGGCGCTGCAGTGCCGGCAATCAGGCTCATCGCCGCTTGGCGCGCGGCATCGAGCGCGCCGAGATGCGTCATCCCCTGATCGCCCCACAACCCACGGTCCTGAGATATCTGCTGCTGCCGTGCCAGTTCATCGGCGTTGAACTGCCACGCTTCGGCCAGCGACGGACCGCCGCCCGTGTCCTCGATCCCCAGCAGGCTGTCGGGCTGCGCTATCCGCAACGCAGGCGCCAGCAGTCCGCCCTGCGACTGGTCGTCATCGAGGAGCAGCGATGGCATCATCACTCGGACGCCGGCTCGAAGATGTTCGGCGGTGGTGTAGATACGTTTGTGGTTGGCGCTGTCGTTTCATCCGCAACCACCTTCGCCTCGAGCGTTGGCGGTGCGTTGCTTGCGTCGATGGTGGCGACAAGCCGCGCCGCGAGCAGATGCTGCAACACGCTCGACGTTGTGCTGTCGCCATCGACGGTGACTTGCTGCGATGGACGACCGAAGCCGCGATCGAGCAGCGAATTGGCAGCGGCGAGGCGAATGCGCGGATCGCTGTCGCCCATCAGCTCGGCGACAACATCGACAGCGCGCGTTCCGTAGGCGCGGCAGAGACGACCGATGTCGACCTCGGCCTTCGGACGACCGCCGGGATTGGCCGATTGACCGGGCTTCCACAGCCATGGTTTTGAGTCAGTGTTTTGAGTTAGCGCACTTGTTTGTGACAACGCCTCAGCCTCCGGCCTTAGCGCGTTGATCTAGCATGGTCAGTCTCCTGCGGCGTGTTGGTGCTGCGTCACAAAGGCCCAGACGTTTGGCGCGTATTGCCTCAGCAGGCTGACGGTGTGGCCGACCCAGTCGGTGATATCGGGCCGCGTTAGGCTGCCGTCTGGATTGCGCAGTGGGGCGAAGCGTTCGGCTTCACGGCGCTGCCAATAGGCCAGCCATCGGCGGTCTTGCGGGCTTAAGCTGGCTACGTTGTCGTTCAGCGCGACGTAGGTGGTTGTGGCTTGTGGCGGGCTGAACTCGCGCAGAGCGGCGACGAGTTCGCCGTAACCCGGCAGGTATTTGCACTCGGCTGCGACGTGTTCCAACGAGGCTCTGGTGAAGTATCGATCATCGAACCGGTCGGCGATGAACTCGGCATAGCGGTCGACGAACTCGTTGGCGTCGGCGGATGAAAGCCTTGCGCTGGTCATTCTGCCGAGTTGGATCAGCCATGCCTCGACGCGCTGGATCTCAGCCATTGGCCAGCCTCCTTGCGGCTAGGTCGACAACGTCTTCGGGGCTGCCTTCGATGGTTTCCCAGTGCTCTCGGCGTTGCCGCGCGCACTCGTCCCACCCCGCTGATCGGCTTCGGGGATTGGTTCCCGCGGCTCTGCCGTTGGCGCCATTGGCTCGCGGATTTTCCCCGGTTTCCCGTGGGTTAGTGCCGACTGCTCGCGGATTAGTCCCATCAGCGCGCCGCGCGGGCGGGGTCCCCGGCTCAGCCGGGGTGCCGGTCCCCACCACGTGGGGACCTACGGGGGGTCTTTCTTCTTCTTCTGCTTCTAGATTCTTAGCATTGGGTTCCCCATTGGGGGCCCTACTGGGTTCCCCATTGGGTGACCCATTGGGTGACCCATTGGGTGACCCATTGGGTCTTTGCCCTTTCCACCGCTTCTCGGCCCACTGGCGGCCGCCGTCAGAAGCGACAGCATCCTTGACCATTCGGCGGCAATAGATCGTGCCGTCGTCGGTGCGGCTGAAGACCCTCGCCTTCTCCAGTGTGGCTAGGTGCTTGATGGCTTCGCGCTCGGTGCATCCGAAGATCATCGCCAGATCCTTCGGCCCTGGCCGCCCCCCGTTCACCAGGAGGCAGCCTACCTTGTCCGCCTCGTGCATGAGGCAGAGCATCCGCATCCAGAAACCCTGGGCGGCAAGATCGCAGAGCCGCAGCGCCGGCTCGCTCTGCCAGTCGCGCCAGAAGAACTTGGACCATGAGTGACCGTTGCAGTTGCTCATGCCGCGGCCTCCTGCGGCGTGAGTTCGTATCGCAACGTCACTGCCGCCCAGGCGAGCCCGGCATCGGAGCGCAGCAGCTCGTCGATCCGTCGGATGCCGTGGGCCACGGTGCTGTGGTCGCGCCCCAGCGCCCGGCTGATGTCGGCGATCGAGGCTAATGTGCAGTTCCGGCACAGCCAATAGACCAGCATGCGGGGGCGGGCGGCCGTCGGCCCCCTGCGGTGGGACACCAGGTCGATGGTCTCGATGCCGAAAGTGCGGGCGACGGCCGTCTGGACGGCGAAAATGGATGGGTAGGCCAAGGTCACAGCTCTCCTGTTGACGGCAGGAGGGCTGAAATGCGAGAACGGGTTTGCAACCTCCGTCTCGCAGTTCGGCTCCCCGCCGAATGCCAAAGTTACAGTGCCCCGTCGCGCTTCCAACGCGGCGGGGTTCTCGTTTGTAGCCGGGAATGTATTGAGTCGGGAAGCGCTCACTGCACCACCTCCCCCGGTATCCGGCCGGTGCGGGCCGCATCGAGCAGCCTCTCCCCGATGGTCTCCGCCACCGCCACGCGGAAGTCGGCGTCCTCCTCAGCCAGCAGCATCTGAGCCAGCACGTAGGCCACCTCGGTGATCGCCTGCAGCCAGGGGCAGTTGGCCGCCACCAGCACGTCGAGCACGTCGTCCGGGATGCTGCTGTCGCGGTCCCAGCCGTCGGGGAGGGTGACCTCGGTCGGGGTCATGCGGCGTCCTCGAATAACGAAAATTGCGCATCGAATACCTCTGGCCTGGCGTGGATCGCCCCACTGAATACCGAAATGACCAGCCATGAGTTGCGGAAGCGGTTGAGGTTGCCGCATAGCAGCGGGGGCGCCGTCGTCAGGTTCAGCGCATCACCAAGCGACAGCGCCATTTCGTCGCCGTGCTTGCGCATCAGTTCGTAGCACCCCCAGTCACGCAACATAAGATCGTGCTTGCCGGCGCTATCGCCGAACCGCAGCCGAGGGTGCCACTTGAATCGAGCCATCACCGGCAGCCCAGGGACCTCCCCGAACATATCCGGAGCCGGCGCCATTTCAGCTTGCTCACCTTGCTCCAGATCAATGCGCGGGATGTCGTCCGGGAACACCACGCAGAGCGATGCCCGGCGATCGTTCGCCGACTTAAGCGACGCAGCTTTCATGTCCTTGACGATTTCGCGCTGTGTCGCTGGACTGAGTTTGGCCGCAACCGGCTCGATCACACCGTTGATGAAGTCGTGGGCGCCTGGGCTACGATCGCCGCGGATCTTCCAACTCTCGCGCCTGGTGTCCTTGTGGTTTCGCTCGACTGGTATGCGTGACACTGACCAGCGCGCCGGGCATTGGCGACGTGCCATCGGATAGATGCGGATAGGCTGCTTTAACTCCAGGCTATAGCCTGCTGTGCAGACGAAATGCCGGCCATCGCTATTGGCCTCTGGCACTGTCTTCCCCAACATCACGAAGTCATCGAGGATCATCCGTCGATCTCCGCCAGTTGGTCTGCGAGGTATCCTGGCGTGCCGTCACCGTCAGCCTCACGGTTGACGATCTCGGCGATGATGTGCCCATGGCATTCCTCGGGATGACACCAGCACCCGAGCACCTTGCCGCGCAGCGTAGGGATGCGCGCCAGCAGTCCGTCCTTGTAAGGCAGATAGAACTTGCTGAATTTACCTATGACTTCTGCCCGCTCCCCGTCGTCAGGCATCTCGAACGGGTTGCCCCAATCGGTCTTGCGATCAATACGAACAAGACGTTCTGTGGTTGTTGCCCACGCGAGCAGCGCGATATCGAAGCCTTCGCGAATATTCGCCACAACGCATTTCCCCGCCTCGGCCTGCGCCTTGCGTTCCATCTGGTCTTCTGTCCAGACCGAGGTATCGGTCTCCGGCCCGTCTTCTTCCACCCAATCGAAGATGGCTTTGAGAGCGGCCTTTTGTCCCACTTCGGCAATGACTGGCAACGTTGCCAGTCCTTCGTCAACAGCAATGAATAGCTTTATGTAATGGTCGGCTGTCCTGACAGGCAGCCCCGCGACTGTCTCAACCCATTTGCGCCATCCACCACGCGGGATGCCTTCGTCACTTTTGGCTTCGTATAGCCATTTGCCAATGTCGACAGCGCGCTCAGCGCACGCCCTGTTAGCTTGTGTTATCTCGTCGTGCGCAGCACGGATGTCGGCGGCTAACGCTGTCAGGCGGTTGCTCATGCCGCCACCTGCACGCTGCCACGCAGCCGCATACCGGCCTCACGCAGTGCCGCCTCCACCTGCTCCGCTGACTTGCAGACCATCACCTCGGCGCCGGCATAGATCAGCCGACGCTGCGTCTCGCGCTGGGCCGCCGACACCACGCCATGCGGCGCCTTGAGTTCGAGGAAGAAGGCCCTGCCGCGCCACACGATGCAGAGGTCTGGGACACCAGCCAGCAGCCCCTCTCCGACCGCCGCGGCGCCGGCCTTCTTGGATCGCATCAGCCCGTTGGGGATGGAGAAATGCACCGCGTCGGGCGGCAGCGCCCAGCGGAGGTATTGATTCACGCTGCGCTGGACAAGCGATTCCGGCCGCCGCCGTGGCGCCCGCTGCTTCTCCCAGAGCGTGGATGTCGCAATGCTCATGCGGCCCCCGGCACCATGCGAACAATGTTCTTGACAACGCACCAGGAACGGCGCACATTGTGCGGACCGAGGAGGTTGCCATGACCACGCTGCGGATCGAGATGGACCGGGGAAATGGTTGGGAATTGCGTGGCGAAGGCGAGACCGACGCCACGCTGACCGAGCGGGAACTGGTCGCCTACTGCTCGCAGTATGCCCATCGCGTGCTTCGGGATGGCGTCGAGATCATGCGCGCCCATCGCGCCCGCAACGGCCGGGTGGTTGTCCATGTCGCCCGCTGAGGTCCGCGCGGCGCGCGAGCGGTTGGGGATGACGCCGGCCCAGCTCGCGGCGGCGCTGGAATGCACGGTGCGCGCGGTGCAGCAATGGGAGACCGGCGCCCGCAATCCGCCTGGACCGGCCAGGGTGGCGATGCGCCTGCTCATGCCGCCACCTGTGCGTCGCCGTCTGCCGGCCGGAACACCGAGGCAATGTGGCGGCTGAGCGGGAGAGGTATCTTCGCGATCAAGGCGCTGGCCTGCTTACGCTTCGTAGAACCGCTGCTGTTCTGCCGCATCGGACTGCTGTTCCGACCAAACCAACCGTCTGAGCCTCCGCCGACCTTGACGCCTGGCGCTGCCTTGCGGCGCTCATCCAATGCCTTGTCCCACCAAAGCGCGCCGCTACCTCGCTGCTTGACCTCCTTGAAATCCCTGGACGTGATCGGCATTAGCGCCGGCACATCGCCCCACAGATAGTAGCTGCCGAAATTCCAGCGCGCTCGCCCGACCCACTTCTGCGCCCCTCGCACGTTCTCCACGATCAGCGGAATATGCCGCCCAGCCGCTTCACTAGCCTCACGTTGAATGCGGAAGCATGCCTCAAACAGCGTGTTGTCCGGTGGCGGCAGAGCCTTGGCCCGAGACCATGGCATGGCGCGATAGCTATAGCCCTGGCACGGAGGACTAGCGACGATCAGATCAGCATCGCGGAACTGCGAGCCATGCAGCGTCAGAACGTCCTGTATGACCAGCGTCGCTGGGAAGCGGTGCTTGCCGCACTCCTGCCGCTCGATGTCGAAGCCTATCACGTCGTAACCTTCGGCAAGAAGCCCATCGGTCCACCCGCCGAGGCCACAGAATAGGTCGATGGCAAGGGGGCGCATCATGCGGCCTCCGCAATCAGCGAGACGCGGCGCACGAACACCCGCCGGCGGTGCGCAGCGCACCACGAGCCGTGATCCACGGTGGGGCCGCCGCACATCGTCCAGGGAGCTGCCGTGTCGTCGGTCCACTGGCACGTCGTGACGCTGGAAAAAACCACCGACCGCACGTGTGGACTCAAGGGGGGCGCGGCCGGTGGCAGCTCCGGTGGCGGGGCAGCCGCCGGAGGGTCTGGGCGAACGATGCGGACCTGGGGCTCGGGCGATGGCGGCTCGCGCTGCGCCCTGGGAGCCGCCTGAACGGCGCGGGGCTTCGGTGCCCCCGGCAGTGGCGAGGGCCGCGGCAGCAGGCCCAGGCGTCGCGCACGGCCGATGGCGGCGGACTTGGTGCGCCCGATCCGCAGCCCGATCTGCGCGGTCGACATGCCGCCGTTCCACAGCAGCGTCAGCCGGGCGTCGTCGTCCGGATCCCAGACGCGGGACTCCCACTCGACGAGCGTGTCACCGCGCCAGATGTGGCAGTGCCAGGCGTCCATTAGGCAGCCGCCTTCAGCAGCAGATCAGGCTGCCGCGACCAGTTATCCAGTTTCGGCAAGGTGACGGCGTAGCGTGTGGCGCTGCTGCCATCGACGCTGTCGGCACCGGAGGCCGCAGCGAGCCGCATCCGACGCTCGGTGTTGACGCGCGCTACGTGGTAATGGACCTCCTTGCTGCGGCAGAACGCGCCCCAGCGCTCCATGGTGGCTAGCTTCCATTCCGTCGACCCGCCGAGGAACACGCCGACATTGCGCCCGACCAGTGGAGCAACGTGCTCCTCCTCCATGCCGTCCTGCACCGCGAGCAGCGCGGTGGGACAGGCCGACAGACAGCGGTTGAGCCATCGGGTGCTGAGTTGCAGGCTGTCGAGGCCGCCGGCGACGATATCAGGCAGCACAATCCAGTCAGCTCCGGCGCCCAACTTGTCGATCAGCTTGTCGAATGCGTCTTCATCGAACGGGCGGCCGGCCTGGAAGTCGGCCCACGCACCGTTGTCGATGGCGTAATTCGGGAACCCTTCGGTGCGCCACACGCCGGCACGAGACACGAGGAGACGCCACCCCCGCCCGCGCAGAGCTGCGAGATTGCGGCGCGTTCCGGTGCGGCTGGCGTAGCAGATCACGGCCGTTCCGCCTGATGGTCGGTCGGCTGCGGGGTGACGGTGATGAGGGTGATGCCGCCTGCGGACTCGATCTGATGCCAGGCGCCGGCCGGGATCACGATCAGCAGGTTCGCGGACAGCGAGCGTGGCACCATGAAGCCGTCTTCGTCGATCAGTCGCAGAAAGCCATCGCCCTCTGCGACTAGGATTAATTCCTCGCCGCTGTTATGGCGCTCCCAGGCCGACGTGCCGCTGAACTTTACCGTGCTGATGAAGCCATCGCGGTAGGGATAGGTGGGGCCGAAGCACTTGGCTTCGAGGTCGGCACCGCTGCTGTTGGGCGTCCGGTCAGTGAGACCAGCGACGCCGTTGCACTCCGCCGAGAGGTTGATGGCGCGGGTTCTCACGGCTCAATCACCAACAGCCGCGTGGTCGCGTGCATCGAGGTCAGATGCACCGTCTGCGCCGAGGTGGTCAGCACCGGCTGGTCGAAGCTGGCGTTGGGCCGGATTTCATACTCAGTGACCCGCTTCGGCGCGGTGCCGAACCTGACCGTCACCTCTCGCTCATCACCCTCCGGCTCGATCTGCTCGTTGTAGACGAACAGCAGGAACTCGCCGTTCGATCGCTGGAACAGCGCATGCTGCGTGCCGCTGTTGGGCGAGGCCTCGTTGATCGGGCCGTGACCGCCCTCGACGGTGTAATCCAGCTTGCCGGGTTGGAACGTGCGTGCGGTGGCGCCGCGGTCGCCGGCCAGCGTGTGCATGGCACGCATCGCGTAGGCGGATGGGCGGGGGTTGTTGGCGTCCTTGGGGAAGAACCCGCACGGGTGATGCGTGCCGTAGTCGAAGAGCGGATACCACATCATGGAGTGGATTTTGAGCCGCCATGCCGACAGCATCATCCACGGCGTGTAATAGCCATCGAGGTGGTCGTCGGTGCCGTTGACGCCATACAAGGTGGTCTGCCACTCGGTCATCGAAATCGGCTTGTCGGAGCCGTAGGCCTTGCGCAGCCCGATGACCACGTCGTCGAACGCGCCGTCGCGATTGGCGCCACCATCCAGATCGCAGACATTCGGCGGGTAGAAGTGCCCGGCGATGATGTCCATGCGTGCGTTGAGGTAGGCGATATCCTCCGCCGAGCAGTAGCCCGGCGTGATGTAGCCCTCGGGATACGGCAGCCCGAACACGATGGACGGGCCGACAACCGGGATGCCGGGCAGCTTGTTGCGCCACAGACAATCCTGAATATCCTTCGTCATCTGCGGCGGGACTTCGCCGTAGCCGAAGTTGGTGTTCGGTTCATTCAATCCTTCGACCATTACGAAGCCGCTGGCCGGATCGCGGGCCAGCTCGAGCGTGGCCTCGGCGTCAGCGACGTTGCCATTGGCCGCCACACCACCGACGAAGCGATGGCCCTGCGCGGCCAACAACGGCAGCCACGGCCGCAGGATCTCCATGCGATAGGCGGCTGTATAGACGCGGTTGATCGGATAGTTGGTCGATCCGTTCATGAGCCAGTCGTAGGCAGCAATGACGGTCTCGGGGCGGTAGTCGGCGGGCCAGCTGCCCCAGACGTTGTTGGTGTCCATGCTCGGGAACATGTCGCAGCCGCTGTAGTTACAGAGGAAGTCGGCGATGCGGCTGGCTTGGATGCCATTCCCGGGTGATGGCCCCGGACCAGGATCGGGCGGGGTGATGGTCTCCGGCGGGACGACCGGCTGCGGCGGGACCGTAACGCCGCCATTCGCTGTGATAGCGATGCGCTTGGTGCTCTCCTGCCCGGCCTGGTTCCATACGTTGATGCTGACGGCATCGTCGACCAGCATGGCCGGCGGCAGGTAGCTCAGCGTCGCGAGGGCCGCGTTGATGCCCGCCAGCGGCGCGTCGACGCGGACCTTCTTGCCGCTCTTGAGCGGGTCGCTGACCTGCACATCGCCGTGGTCGCAACTCAGGTTCAGCGCCATGGTGCCGCCTGCGGTCGCGGCATAGGGATCGGTCACCGAGCAGCCGGGGATCGGGATGCCTTGCGACACCGACACCTTCTCCGGCGCGTTGATGACCGGCGGTGCGACGCCGGCTTTGACCTCAGTTGCCATAATCCACCATCCCCGCCCCGTATTTGACCCGGCCAGGATCGGCCGTGCCGGTCTGCGCCAGCCACGCCTGGCCGTCGGCACTGCGCAGCCACACAACGTCCAGCCGGTTGCGCTCGCAGTAGGCCAGCCCCTCGTCCTTGAGCCGCCGCAGCGCCGCCAGCGTGCGATTGATGGCGCTCACGCCGCTCTGGCCGTAGACCCGGACGGCGATCTCGGACGCGGTGCTGCCCTCCTGGTCGAGGACCGCGAGATAGGCGCGCAGGCCGTCAGCGGGTGGGGTGGTCTTGGTCATTGCTGATTTCCCGGTGCAGCCGCTCCATCCGCGTCCGCCGGCCCCTGAGTTGTAGCCGCGCGAAGGCGTGCTTCATCCGCCGCCAAATGGCGTTCCATATCCGCACTGTTCGCGGTCCAATCCCGCTTGAGGGCAGCCTCGTCGTAACGCAGCTTCTGCGCGGCGATCGCCAGCGAGCGCTCGTCCAAGCCGGCGTATTCGAGGAAGGCAGCGAGGAATGTCGGCGACCGGCGGATCAGTCGCGCCAGCGTGACCACGTTGGGGACGCTCTCGCCGTTAAAGTAGCGGAAAGCTGAGCGCTCTGAGCACTCGGCCGCCGCCTCGAGTTCGCGCGCCGTTCCGAACGCCGACCGCAGCGCCTCACTAAGATGCGAGAGTGTACGGTTCATTACATTTCCCGCCAGTTATGACAGTGACATTCGTCACCTGGACCGTCAGAAGCACCGAGATGGACAGCCATGCCGATGACGATGCCGACCGGAATTGAGATGACGCCCCACAGCAGCAGCGCCGCGCAGCCCAGGCCGATATCCCCGAAGTCCATTACAGTTTCCCCCGAAACAATGTGGCGGCTACGGCGGCATCAGGCGGCCTCGATGCGGCTAAAGAGTTCGGTCAGTTCATCGAACGCCGCTGCGAACTCGGCATTTTCCTCACTGGTCTCCTCGCACCGCGGCTCCGGTGGCTGCGACGGCTCGGGCATTGCCGTGAGCATGTCAGGATGGAAAGAGAACCATTCCCTGCGGGGATCGAGCCGTTGATCCGCGAAGCGCCGATGGAACCACTTCTCGAGATATCTGCCGCCATCCACGACACGTATGACGCAGAGAGCATCGTGGTTCGCAGTTTGAAGGGCGCTGAGACGCTCCTCCATCTGGCGCTCTGTCCAGCCGATCTTGACGGGGCCATGCGCCCCTTGGCGGACTATGTAGACGGTCATCAGGCCGCCTCGCAGACGGCCATCGCATCGCCAACGGTCGATGGTTTGGTGCGCGCCAGAGCGGCAACCGTGAGCCCAGGAACGCTGCCTTGAGCCAGGTCAACGATCAGATGCCAGTGCCGCGCCGGAATGCCGCGATGGAACCAGCTCTTGACGGACTCCCGATTCAGCCCAAGCGCATCGGCCACCACGGCGCGACCGCCGAGGGCTCGAAGAACTGTAGCGTGGTAGTTCTCGCACATTCCTCACAGTCTGGGTGCAATTTGCGCGCAGAGCAAGAGCTAAATTGCGCCATACCCCCGGAGACAAAATGCCCCCATACTCGCCGGGTGTCTAAAAAAGCCAGACCCATCTCCACGCGCGCCATAACCGAGCAGGTCGGAGAGCGTATTCAGTGGGCGCGCGAGTTGATCGAGCCCAATCGCTCCGCTTTTGCGCGGATCGCCGGCATTGACCGTGGGCTGCTGCGCGCCATCGAAACCGGCCGGCGCGTGCCGTCAATTTTTGCCGTTATCTCCCTGGCCCATCGGATGCGCGTCAGCACTGACTACATTCTGACGGGGTCAATGCGAGGTGTAGATGGTGAACTGGCGCTAAAGCTAATAGAGCTGCATCCCGAGCTCGCAGCTTCTTCCAGCCAAGCAGCCGGGCGGTCCGCAGACACCCCTGGCACGGGCGGCGGACCGAGCATACCGACCCTGCCCAGGAGACCGTCCCAGTCTCCGCTTCGAGCCTGATCTTCCGCGCGTTTTTCATGACGACATAGCCACAAGAAATCCGCCAAGGCCCGGCGTGGGTGCAATTTGTACTTGACGTGGGCGCAAATTGCACCCAGGATGTGATCCATCGATACAGATGGATTGCCTCCAATGAATGCCTTCTCGCGGCAAGGTTTGGTTCTCCGCTACGGCGTTTCGTCCCATTCCGGCGGACCCGTAATCGAAATTCTACCCAACGGTAATCTTCCCGTCACGCTAGAAGAACACCCCGCACCGAAACAACCTGACAGTTACGCGCGTAACCGCATTCGTTTTCACATCGCATGCGAGGAATGCAGCGGAACGGGCCGATATTCCATCGACGGCGGCAACAATCCATACGCACGCATCTACGAATGCGAGGCCTGTGAGGGCGCCGGCATGCGCGAAGCTCAGGACGAGGAGCTAGAGGCATGAGCCCCGAGAACCGCGCCCGCGTCGACGCGCTGTGCCGCGAGATATCGGCACTCGGCAGCGCCCTTGGTGCAATGCACCAGGAACTGCTGCTGCTCCGCGACGAAATGCGCGGATCGCTGAACGCAGACGAACCCACACCAGAACTCAAGGAGGCAGCGTGATGCTCATCCGCGTATCTGAGGACTACGACGCTCCGACTGACTGCCATTGGTATGCGTATGACGACGACCGCTACGACGGTGCGCCGGACGGTCATACCACGATGGGCACCGGCCCGACGCGGCTCGAAGCAATCGCTGACCTGCTGGAGAAGCTCGATGACTGACATCCGCCTGATATGCGCAGAGCGCCGCGTCGAGGACCTCCTCACCGTCCTCGCTGCCGCAGTGAGAGGCGACCCGCACTGGCGGCGCGACGCGAAGCGGCTGCTGGCCGACATCGACAAGACCACATACCCCGAGCCGCTGACCGAGGCTGAGCGCGAACGGCTCCGCGAGATCGACGCGCACAAGCGCGCCGCGGAGATCACCGCCGACATCATGGAGGATGCTGAACGTGCCGCATGAAATTCTAGCCTCTATCCGCGTCCATCTGCCCGATGGGCACTCGGAGATGGCCGGCGCGCTTGCGGATATCGCGCAGGCTTGGTCCAACTTCCTCGGCGAGTTCCAGCAGTATGAGGCCTCCAGCGAGGTCACGTTCGCCGTCAACGAAACGCGCACCAAACCCGGCCCGAAGCGCAAACCGCGCACCACGCCATCCCTCGACGATGTGCCCGCTGCGGAGGCCGCGTGATGGCTGACGTGACCGTATCGCCTCGGCGCCTCGAGGCGGCCATGGCTGAGGCCATGAAGCTGCGCGAGTTGGTCGGCGACGAAGACGCGCAGTTGCTCGCCGACACCATCGAGGGGGAGACCGACGTCTTCTCCCTCATCGACCGCCTCGCCGAGCGGGCGCTTGCCGACAAGCTGCTGGTGGAGCGCGGCAAGGAGCGCCTCAAACGTATCGAGGCACGTGAGGATCGCGCCCGCGCCATCGTGCAGAAGATGATGGAGGCGCTGGGTGTGGCCAAGCTCGATCGCAGCCTCGCCACGCTATCGGTCAGCGCTGGGCCGAAGTCCGCGCACGTCACCGACTCCCAAGCCATTCCCGATGTCTATTGGCGACGCGCGATTGATAAGACCGAGCTGCTGCGCGCGCTGAAGGCTGGACCGGTGAGCGGTGCGGAACTGAGCAACGGCGCCCCTGTGTTGAGGATCCTATCCCGATGAATGAACTCGTTCCCGTAGCCGCCGGCGGCTTGGTGCCCAAGAGCATGGATGAGGCGCTGCGCCTCGCCGAGTTCATGGCCAAGGCCCGCACCGTGCCGAAGCACCTGCAGGACAGCCCAGGCGACTGCCTGATGGTGGTCGAGCTGGCTATGCGTTGGGGCATGTCTCCCTTCGCCGTAGCCCAGGGCACCAGCGTGATATCCGGCAAGCTGATGCTGGAGGGGAAGATGGTCGCCGCAGCGGTCGAGACCAGCGGCGCCATCGTTGGGCACATAGACTATTCGTATGCCGGTGAGGGCGAGGCCAGGGCGATCACGGTCAGCGCCACGCGCCGCGGAGAGACCGCCGCCCGGACCGTCACAGTGACGCTGAAGGAGGCGCGCACCAACAACGAGATGTGGAAGCGCCAGCCGGATCAGCAGCTGGCCTATCACGGCGTCAGGGTATGGGCGCGCCGTTGGACGCCATCGGTCATCCTTGGCGTCTACTCGCGGGAGGAGATGGGGCCGATCATCGAGGGGCAGAGCGAGGAAGTGCCCGACGAGAGGGATGCGCTGAACGACGCGATCCCCATGACGAAGCAGGTCCCGCTGAACAAGGCGGCCGCGGCTGCCACGCCCCGCGCCCCCAGGGTTGCGGAGAAGACCGAGGCGCCCCAGCGCACCGAGGAGGCCTGGCGCGTCTGGGTCGACAAGCTGCGCCAGGCGTGCGCCGTGCTCTACTCGCGGCAAGAGGTCGTGGAGATTGGCGAGCGGGCCTCGGTGACCGACGCGATCGCCACCGGCCCCGGCTGGGTCCGCGCCGAGGTCAGCAAGATCCTGGCCGAGAACTACGCCCGCTTCCCAGACGAGCCGGAGGCCGAGGAGCCGACCGAGGTCGAGATCGTCGGCGAGGAGAAGCTGGCGGGCTAGGCGGCTAGGCGGAAAGGCGGAAAGGCGGATGAGTGATGCTCAGCCACCGGCGATGCTGTTCGGCTGGGCGCCGCCCAAGACCAAGCGGTGCTCATCTTGCACGCGCTGGCAGCCGATCGAGCTATTCGGAAAATACCGCAACGCTAGGGACGGGCTTAACGCTCACTGCAATCCGTGTCGCAACGAGCAGCAACGAGCCAAATATGCGACCAAGCCAATGGTCAGGCAGCAGGCTCGTATCCGGCACATCACGAAGACCTACAGGCTAACGACGAAGCAATACAACGTCATGTGGGAGGCTCAGGACGGGAGGTGCGCCATCTGCCGCGACCCACTGGATGGCGGGAAACTGACCCATGTCGACCACTGCCACGTAACGGGCCGCGTCCGTGCGATCCTGTGCCACCACTGCAACACGGCCATAGGCCACGCCAGGCACGAACCGGACAGGTTGCGAGCCATGATCGCCTATCTGGAGCGCCATTCTGACGGGTCACTTGCATGATGCTTGTAATGATAACGACTATTATCGCGCGTAGTGGAATTAGCCGGCGATCTGTGCAATATCGGGACGACCGGCGGCTCTGACCCCGCCGGCCGCCCCTAACCACCAGCAGGGAAGGAACCCCCGCCATGGCTGACCGCCGCCTCTACCATACACATAAGCACCGCGACGGTATCGTGATTTGCAGCCCAGAGTGGACCGACACTCTTACCGCGTCCAAAACCGACGGGCGTGGCACCACGACATGCAGCCAGATCATCGCCGGCAGCCTTATGGTGGACGGCAAGGCCGACTGGACGCGACGGGTGCTGGCTTTTGAGCACGACATCCACCACTGCATTATGACCCTTGAGCAGTATATTGCTTTCTGCAAAAGCGAACTTCGTTACGCCGAAGCGCAGTCACGCCCCTGGCAGGAAGCGTTCGATGCCAGGGTCAGTCGGCGCAATCAGCTCCGAGCCTATCGGGATGCACTGGAGCGGGGACGGACACAGACCCGTAAGGCGCGATAAGCCGGACATGGAGGGGCAGTGCAGAAATACCTCATTCGGTTCGCGGCGAAGGTTGAGCGAGAGGTCGAGGTGCCCGATGGCCTGTCCTGGTCGGAGGCGTATCGGTTTGTGCGTGATCAGATCGGCTGGCACGAGATCGCCCACTCGGCCGCCGCGACGGTCACGATCGACACCAGCCGGACAGCCGAGTTTGAGACGCCAGAGCACCTCGCCTATTGGCGAGCACGCGCCCGTGAGGCGCGATAAGCCACGCCATCGCTCTGTCGCAGATCCCGCCCGGCACGGCGGACGACGAGGGGAAACTGTGATGACCGCCATCGGCCGCTTCTGGATCGGAGGGTGAGATGGGACTTCTGCTTTGGCTCATTGCCCCGCTGGTGTTCGCCGGCGGCATATGGATTGCAGTCCGGGAAGAACGTCGCCAGTTGGCATGGCGTATAGAGCTGGGCGGCGGCAAACCTACGGCAGCGGCGGGGAGGGTGAGATGCATCTAGCTCTCTCAATCGCCGCCGGCATCGTGCTGGGCGTCTATACCCTTGTGTGGGTCGAGCGATGGCGCGAACGGCGGGCCTACCGGATCTGGATGGCGGCGATGTATCCGCCGCCTCCTCCAGCACCACGCCAGCCTCTGATATCTGGGATATCGTTCGATTGGCCCCAGTTGCGGAACCTGACGGCTGCCAGCGCCGCCTCGGCCGTCTTGGTTTACGGCATCCTGGGACTTTTGGCTTACTCTGTTATGCCGTGAGCTAAAAAGGTCGCGGCGGTGGAGGCACGCCTAGACTGATCCGCCGCGACACATCGTCAAGCGTCGTTTTACTGAGCGAGGCGCGCAGTTTGGCAGCCTGCGTGGCGCCGATGTCGCCGCCGATCTCCGATCCAACGAACATGCCGCCGGGGCCGCCAACCCAAGCGCCTATGCCGCCGCCGACAACCCGAGCAACCGGCTTGATCAGTGACACGCCAAGTCGGCCCAACATGCCGATATCGCCGCTTTTGGCGACCACCTCCGCTGCCGCACGCTCCTCGGGTGTCCAGTTACGCGACTGATCGCTTTTCAGTAGCGCAGTCGTCCGGTTGCGGATGTAGGCGTCCTGCTTCTCGGGTGACAGAAGGCCGGCGCCGTAGTTGATATCCTCCACCTGGCTCTGCTTGATATATTGCTTATAGGCTTGCCGACCTGGGGCGAGACTGTCCAACTCAGGCACCTGGTCCATCTGGTCGCGGAGCTTAGCTTGCAACTCTCCCAGTTCGTGCCGATCGGTCCCGGAGGCTCCCCGCAAACGTTCGGTCAGATCGCGGTCGAGCATCATAGCGGTGTCGTATGACATCGGCCCCGACGCATCCACGTTCTTGGCTGCCTGAACGGTTGGTCTGGTAGCAGCAATCCGCGCCTGTTCCGGGTCGGGCGGGATCGCGTCGCTGAATATCTTGCGGACGGCTGAGGCGTTGTCATCCGGCAACATCGAACCCTGTGCTGCAGCCTGATCGGCAGCACTGAAATGGCCCTTTGCACGCGCCTGGATGTCGGCGGCTGACATGATTGGCACATCGCCAGTCGCCACGCGCGGGCCAAGCAGGCCGCCCCCAGGCGAGGCCGCTGGTGCCGGCGGCCCATCCAGCAATCCACCGACAGGGGGCTTATATGGAGCGCCCTTGAATGGCACCGGAGGCGTCGGCATGTCGGGTGCTCCCGAGGCGCGTCGCAGGAGTTCGATCGCTGCCTGGGTCGCTGGATCTGGAGGTATCAAGGCGCGCTGTTGCTGAAATATAGCGGGCAGCGACGAGCCCGGTGGCTGCATCATCTCGCGCATTGCCGGCGCATCGGCTGGCTTTACCCCAGGACGCATCTCCGGGGGTAGCCGAAGCTCTGGCGCAAACGGCGCGTTTGTCGCCTCGACATTGATGTCACGGATCAACGCAGGCGGTAGCCCAACAGACTTCAGTGCGGCATTGCCAAGCGCCAGAGCGCTGTTGCCGACACCGGCGATGTTCCCCGCAGCCGTTCCTGCATAATCGCCAACGAAATTGACCGCAGGCCCCAGCCAAGTGCCAGAGATGCTCTTTTGCGTTTCAGGAGTGAACATCGATCGCGCGCCGGGATGCGTGACGCTCTCAGGCAACGCACGATATCCCTCCCCGAAGGCATTGCGCAGATCCTGCGTGTCGCTTGTCACTCCCACGTCGGCGTATGCATCGGTGCCGATCTTGTTCCACGAGGTTCTCATCAGCGACTTCGCTGGTGCGGACTGCTGCGCGCTTGGGTCGAAGGGGGCACTGCGCGGATCGCCCCGCGCGACCTCGACAGAACCCTCAGACGGGTCGAATAACTCGTCGGCCATCATTCTTGCCCCCTCATCGAGGAACGGCCAAAGCTGGCGCTGCAGCGGGAGCCGGTTTCTTAGCCAGCACGAGCCGTCCGTCGGGGAAGTCGTATAACGAGCCGGGCCGCACGTTATTGTCTGTCGCCCACTTCTGTTTTGCAGCCGTCCATTCCGGCGACCGGTCCGTCCAATGCTGGGCTAGATCGTCCGGCACCGTAGGCACAAACGGCTTGACCTGTGCGTCGGCCACATCTACCGCATCGGCGTAGTTTTTGCCTCGCGCCATTTCCTTCTGCACGATGGAGGAGAACTTCTCCCTGGCCGCGAACGCCTGTTCCAGATAAGCGGTCGCTGCCGTGCGGGTGTCTCGGTCCATCCACTCCGTTGGCCCCATGCGCTCGATAAACGACAGGTCGCGATCGGAGAGCGCTCCCATCGGCAAGCCTTCGCGCAACGTCCTGGTGAGATTGGTTATGCCACCACGCAACAACTGCACGGCGCCGGTATCGTCCAGTTTGATGCCGGCCTGTTGCAGCTTCTCGGCAATCGTCTGCTCGCTTCCTGGGAATTTCGTCGTCTGTATCCAGCCGGGTTGCTCAATCGCATCCGAAAGAGCGCGGAACCCCTGGACCTGAGCGCGGACGTTGCGCGCGGAATGTTGGTCGGCAACGGCTTGGTCATACCCCTTTTGATTGGCGGCGTTAACAACTGCTTCCTTGTTGGTGATCCGCTGCTGTTCACCTTGGGCCGCCGTCTGAGCTAGTTGCTGCTGGCCCTCCTGCGTTTTCAGCGCAGCCGTGGCGGCTCGATCCCTCAGATCCTTATACGTCGCGGCCAGCTGCCTATCCTGCTCCTGCTGCGCAGCCTGCCGGTTCTTTACCGTCTCCGTCTCTGCATCCTGCGACAGCTTGTTGGCGTTCTGCTGCGCCGTCTGCAGGTTCTGTTGCGCCGTCTCCAGCCGCTGCTGTGCTGCGGAGCGCGCCTGCAGGGACTTGTCGTCACGTTGAACTGTCCAGTCCTGCTCGGCCGCCCGCATGCCCGCCTGTGCCTGGGTGACCGACTTCTGTGCGGCGGCAACTGCTGCCTGCCGATCGGCCTGCACCTGCGGGTTCACCTTGACCGCCCCGGCGTCTGGCGCGAGCGGCGTGCGGTAGCGCTGCTGGAACTCCGGCAGGCTTAGTTCTTCGTCCTTCAGCCCGGTGGTATCGCGCGGGGCACCTGGTGCCGGCGTGGTGGCCGCTGGAGGGGGCGTGGCGTCGGTCTTGGTCCCGGTGTCAGCCGTGGCCACCTGGGTCGCCGGCGGTCGTCCATCCTGACCTGGCGTGCCGATCTTTCCATCGGGATAGACCCGCATCCCCGATCCGCCCGGCACCGGAATGCCCTCAGCAGGCGGTTCCGGCGGTAGTGGCAGCGCCGGCGCTGTGGGCGCGGCCGTGGTGCCTCCGCCTGCTCCCGGGCCCGCGTAGTCGGTGCCGCCCGTGCGGGCCGCTACGCCTCGTCCTGGAGCCGAGGCGGCCCATGGTTTCGCGCCATCTCTGTCATAGATCGCGCCAGCCACCTGTCGCTGCACGTCCTTCGGCGCGTCAATCGCCCGCGGATATTTCGAGACGTCCACGCCGGCCAGTTTCGCGCCGTCCCGCCATGTGGCGTCGCGGATCTGCCAATAGCCCGAGGCATCGCCGCCCTCGGCATTCGGGACATTCTTCCCGCCGCTCTCCCGCTGTGCGATCGCGTCCAACGCCTGCTCACGCGGCAATGCCGTAACCGGATCGGCGGCGGCGTCAGCAATCGAGGTGCCTGGTTTGCCGTCGCCTCCCTGCGCAAACGGGTTAGGCAGCGACGCCCTCTGCTGGAGTTGCAGCAGCGGGATCGCCTCCTTGATCGCGGCGATGCGGTTCTGGAACGCCTGCTGGGCCAGCGCGTTCTGTGCGCCGCGCGCGGTAAACGCTGACTGCTCGCTGCCCGCCCGCGACTGCATGGCGCCTTCGATGCCGCTCGCCAGCACCGTGCCGAAGTCCTTCGGCGTGTAGCTCGGCCCCGACGCCGCCAGCATGTGGGCGCCGGATGCCAGCATGGCCCGCAGCCCGGCGGTGTCCGACTGATCGCGTGTCAGCCCCAGCAGCCCGGTGGGGCCGCCGGCCTCGGCATTGCCAATCCGCGCCAGGAGGTGCCCGAGCCATCCCTGGCTGCTCTGCCCCTCGTCGGCACCCGATGGCGCCTGTGTGGCTGCCTGTGGCACCTGGAGCGCTTCGATGGCCCGCTGCAATGCCTCTGCATCGATCGGGGCGGGGGCGGCGGTGTCATCGGCCATGGGTCAGAGCCCCAGAAGGTTATGGCGCCGGATCAGCGCCGCGAGTGGTGTCGTCACCCGCACCTGACCGCCCGGCACCGCCGCACGCGCCGCGGCAATCGCTGCAGGTAGTTTGCCGAAACTGGATAGCCCCTCGTGCGCGACGCCGCCCCCGGCAATGCCCTGGACAGACAACGGCATCCCGCTGCCGATCGCCTGCCGCTTGGTCTCGGGATAGCCGAGCAGTTTGGCCATCATCTCGTCGTCCACCGGCCCCTTGCTGAATTGCTTCGCCTTGGCGGGGTTGGTGGTGATGAGCGCAGCGGGCGGGACAAACATCGCGTCTTTGCTTGAGGCTGGGTTGGCCACCTGTGCCAGTTGCGCCCGCAGATCACTGTCCGGGTCAGGCATCACGACAGACGGATTGAGCAGGCCGGACATCACATGCCGAGCAGTCCGCCGCCGGGGCGGGTTGGAGGCGGCACCGCGCCTTGGTGTGCGGCTTGCGTGAAAGCGTTGGCCCTAGCCGCAAGCAGCTGCAGCAGCTGCCCCAGACCGCCGGCCTGGCCTCGCGCCGCCTGTGCCGCCGCTTGCTGTTGCTGCTGAGTGGGTCTGCCAGGGTCGGACTTGGTGGCGGCCCCCAGATCCTTGAACGCACCCGCGGCCTTGTTGAAATCACCGCCGGTGAGACCTAGGAGGGTGCCACTGCCGCCGCCGCTGGTATCGAAGTTGCCGGTATCGACAAAGCCCTGGCCCTCGCCAAAGTCGGCACGGGCGGGGTTGTCAGTCGGCCCAAAGCCCCAGCCGGGGACTTCGCTCAGATCGCCGGTAAAATAGTCGGCCATGGCTACCTCACGCGAACAGAGCTGCGATGGACGCAGCCGTTTGTAGCCCGCCGATGACTTCGCCGGCGACGTTGGATTGCGGCTTCTGCTGTGGGCTGAAGCTCTGTGTGCCGGTCGGGTATGGCGTGCCGGTAAGTGCGCTCAGCAGGATGTCGAGATTCTGCACCGGCCAGTTCTGGGCTTCCTGCCATGTCCCTGCCTGGGTATCCAGTTGTGACTGCTGTTGTTGTTGCTGAGCCTGCCCTATTGTTTGCAAAAGGCCTGCTTCTTTAGCCTGTTGCCCCGACTGGGCTGTAGCAAGCTGCGGGATCGCCCCTAGCGCGGTTAGGCCGGTTCCTAGATTGAGTTTGGATAAATCCAGCGACTGCCCCATGGCGTTGTTGTATTGGTTGTTGAGCAGCTGCGAGACCATCGAGCCCTCGGCCTGTGCCTCCTGCCCCTGCGCCACGCCCTCGGTGACGCCCTGCCGCGAGCCGCCATAGGCTCCGACATCGTTGGCGTTCTTGCCGATCTGCTGCAGGTTGGTGGCCAACCCCTGGCGCATCTGCTGCACGGGCGGATCGATCACCGACTGTGTGTAGGGGTTCATCAGCTGCTGGGCCTGGCCCGTGAGTTGCCCCGTGGTGATCGGCGCCGCTTGCCCGGCCAGGTTCTGATACCCCTGCATGGCGGTGTTGTAGGCGCCGGTCGTGCTGCCCTGCAGGTCGCGCACCTGCTGGTATGCCTGCTGCTGGTCGGCGGTGACGGGGCTGACCTGCTCGTATGGATTAGTCTGCACTGGCCGATTGGCGAGCGTGGAGGCCATGCTGATGGCGTCCTGTGCCGGCCCCTGCACCCACGGCGGTATGTTGGTCTGCGACATGCTGAAGCCGCCACCGCCAGCGCTGCCACCACCACCCTTAGACATTGCTCAATTCCTTGGTGAACCGCACGCCACCGATATGCCAGCCGGCATGCGTCAGCACCGGCTCCCAGCCACGACGGCCGACCGCGGTTGCCTGCGAGCAGCCTTTCTCACGCGCCCAGCCTTCGATGTTCGGCTGCAGGGCAAGGCACGCCTCCAAATTCCCCGCCACCAGCCAAAAATGCACCGTCTTGAGGCGCGGGAATTCATACAGCTCGGTGACCACGGTTCCGTCGCCGTTGTTCCAGAACTGTGCGCGACCGGCTTTCACCAGATCCACAACGTCGCCCACCGTGTGCGTGGAGCCACCGAACTCCAGCGCCCGTTCTAATCGCCGCCGCTTCTCGCTGTCGGACAGCATCACCAGATGCGCCCGCCGCCGAACAACAGAACCACCACCAGCACGAGGACAATGACGCCGATGACGCCGATGCCGCCGCCGCCGTAGTATCCGCCTCGGTAGCCGTAGTAGCCGCCGCCCAGGCCACCGAACAGGATGACCACCAGGAGTATCAGTATCAGGCTCATCCCCATGATCCACTTGCATCTTGGCCCTGGCCGCCAGAGCCGCCTCCACTAGTCCAGCCGCCTTCGCCGCCGCCGTAGCCACCACCAGGGCCGCCCCATCCACCGCCACGTATCCGGCGCATGAGTTCGTCTTGGGCGTCCTGCGGGTCGACACCTGGCGTGCTGATCGTGCCCTGCGCCAGCTGTGCGAGATGGTCCTGGACCATTCTTGGATCAGACCACAGCGGAAAGCCGGCGGAGCCAGCCAGGCCCTGCATCGCCGGGTCTTTGCCGTAGGCGTTCTGGTTCATCTGTGAGGCCCAGGCATCGGTCGCAGCGCGTGGCGTCTGATACGGCGGCGCCACCGGAGCCGGCCCCTGCGCGGCTGCTGCAGCGCGCTGGGCGGCGAACGGATCGGTTGGCAGCAGTTGGGTTGCCCCACCAAGCAAGCCCTGCACAGGCGGCTGCTGTCCGGACGGTCCGGCGCCAACGGCGTTGGGTTGCTGCTGTGCCTGATCGAGCAGCCCGAGCAGTCCGGAGATGGAGCCGCTCATGGCCGTGGCACCTGTGCTGTGACGAGGGCGCCGGCGTTGTTCACCGACACGTTCCACGACGAGCCATCCGGCGCGATCAGCATCACCGAGGCATAGGTCGGGCGGCTCGTGAGGTCGGCCTTGTTCGACAGCGCATCGGCGATCTGGCGCATCTGATCGGAGTGCGAGCCGGTGAGGTTCGGACCGAATGGGGCCGGTGGGTGTATGGCCATTTAGAGCTTCCCTCCTGGCCGGGCGATCAGCCGCGTCCTGCCAATCGCAAACGGCCCATCGCTCAGCGCCTCGATCCGCATCCGCATGCCGCGGCAGCTGAACCCGGCGCCGATATCCGTCCGCCCGCTGTCGTTGTGCAGTCTGAAGGTGCCGGTGTCGTATTCCGGCCCGTTCGGCTCCTCCCAGACGAAGAACCGATATCCGACGCGGTCCGCAGGCCCGGTAAAGTCCTGCACGATCTGTTTGATGGTGAAGCGCGTGTCTTCGGATTGATCGAGCGCCACCGTGCCGGTTTCCACGAAGATGGTGCCGTCCCGCGGCGCCCCGTCATCGGTCCAGCCGTATTCATGCATAAGCACATGGCCGGTCTGATCGGCCATCATTGGCCGGGTCATCGCCGACCACTGATCGGCGGCGGTCCGGTTGAGTTGGCCGATGATCCACTGCGACGCCGCCTGGCCGCCCACGCCGACATAGCGGTTGCATTCCTGCGCGCCTTCGTCGGGCCAGAAGAACCACACCTCGTTGAATGCCGGATTAGCAGCAGCGAACACCCGCCCGGCCATGTCGCGATTCATCAGCGAGAACAGCCAGTCTCCGACATCGCACTGCAGCGGCGTCAGGCTGCCGTCGTAGGCCCAGAAGGTCTGCGTCGACATCCACGTCGTCACATTGCCGGTCTGGGCGATGGCGCGGCGTGAGACCGGTCCGCAGTTGCTGCCAACCTTGACGATGCCATAGGCATACGGTGGCCCGACGTAACGCATGAGATGCACGTCGGTGTCGGTAAAGATCAGCATGCCGGACGGAATGCGGACGACGTTCAGCGGCCGGCCTTCGGTCTCCAGCATCTTGTCGCCGGCGAGGTTGGTCACGGCCGGCGTCCAGACGGTGGTGTTCTCCAGGTCGGACCACGCCACGTTGCGGGCGTTGCCGGCGGCCCCGATCAGCACGATGGAGCGCTGATCCGTGACGGCCACCGCGGCGTTGGCGGTCGGCGCATTGGTGACGATGGCGGGGGGTGTAGCAGGCGTCGCCGGCGACCAGCGGAACAGCCGCCCGTCCTGCGTCGGCAGTATCAGCAGATCCTGGCCGTATAGCGCCAGGCTCCACATGTCGCCCTGGATTGGCGAGATGTCGACCACGCCGATATCCGCAGGATCGCGCGCGGTGCCGAATGCGTCTTCCCCGTAGTCGGCCAGTCCGTAGCCGATGGCGGCACCGGGCGGCGACAGCGGGCCGACGCCGGCCGGGGTGATGTTGGTCAGGGTCTGGGTATCGAACTCATACACCCACAGCTGGGTATCGGTGCCGATGGCGAGCCAGCGCTTGCCGGCGTTGTCGTGCCACGAGAGCATATCGCGGCCAGCGCCGGCGAGGGCGATGCCAGGGATCCCCGCCCAGCCGCCGATGGGCTGCAGCTGATCGCCGCGCCAGCGCATGAGGTTCATGTCGAACCACCGCGTTGCCGACACGTCGGCGGTCGCACCGCGATACACACCCGGTTTCGGAAACAGCGGTATGCGGGCGTCTTTGGCCACGGCTAGTTCAGCCCCCGCATTGGCGAGCGCAGCAGCGCCATGGCAGGCGCCGGTGCCGGTCCGAACTGGGTCAGGCCGGGCGGTCCGCAGAAGATGATCTTGGTGGTGACGAGCAACGGCTGATAGAGCGGCAGCGGCTGGCCGCCCCCCGACAGTCGCCCGGTGTGGCTATGGCCGCCGGCGTTGTAGGTGGCAACGTTATGCTGGTGCGCGGGATAGGTGTTGGTGGTGAAGGTATGGGCATGGGCGCCGGCCGCGCTCGTGGCACCGCCGGTTGTCGGCACGTTGTAGGGGTTGCCTGCGGCGATGCCGCCGCTCGTCGTCAGGTTGCCATACGAATAGCTATGGGCATGGTCGCCGACTGGGTCGGTGGTGCCGACGTGGCCATGCGCGCCTTGCGCATCGGTGTAGCCGTTGTGGGCATGGTCGGCGACAGCATCAATGGTGATCGGCGCGGCGGGCAATTGGGCAACCGTCAGAATCTGCTGAAACCAGCCAGCGCTTTGGCCAAGAGAAAACCCGCCGACAACGCCTCCCGAATCTGTTGTAGTGCCAGCGCCCGCCAGGACCCGCGCTCGCGTATCCGGCACGGCGAAGTGGGTCACGCCGTCGCCGCCGTAGCGATTGCCGAGCACGGCGAACAGCCGGGGATAGGCCGCCACGGTGTAGATTGTCCCGTCCGCGAGCAGCCAGCCCAATGGCGCATTGGCGCCGGCGTAGTCGAGCATCACCCCGATGGGCGTGGACGCCATCAGCAGCGCGTCGATGTTGTCGAGGTCAGCGTTGAGCTTCGCGCCCCAGGTGTCGCGACTGGACCCAACCTCTGGCTTGGTCAGGCCCCAGTATGTGGTGTTGCTATCGGCCATCGCCCGTCCCTCAGATCGCCTGCACGCCGTTGTCGAGCTGATCGATGGACGGCTTCGCCGCTGCCCAGAACGTGTCCCACGCGCTCTGCAACTGGTTCACCGCGTAGGCGTAGTCGGTGCCGCTCTTGCCCGGCTCGGTCGCGTCCGGCAGCACGCCGAAATTGCTGTCCGTCTCGTATTCGGTGCCCGGCACGCCGTCGAAGCCGGACGCAGCGGTGGCCACGGCAGCGGAGAGCCGAGCGACTGCGTCGTTAAGCGCATGCAGATCGGCGACCGCACCGTTGGTCATGGCCCCGAATGGCGGGGTGTTGGAGATGATGAGCGCGCTCATGGCGTTTGTCCCTCGATGATGGAGATCAGCGCGGCAACGGCCTCGTCGGTGCGGCCCTGTGCGGCGAGCGACTTGGCGTCGGCGAGTTGCAGCGACTGCGCGCTCTGGGCGATGGCGCCGGCAGCGGACGGCGGTGGTGCTGGGTCTGGCGTGTTGCCCTCGGCAAGCCACGCCTCGTATTCCTGCCGATCGCGGTTAGCCGGATCGTTCGGTATGAACGCCTGATCCTGCACCCGGAGCACCGCGTCCGAGTCAGCCACGAGCTGGTATGGCTGTGCCATCTACAGGTCCGCTGATGCTGTGTAGGGTCCGACGCACGCTACGGCGCCAGATGCAACGCTATTGTATGAGAGGTAGACCCAATCCGCCGCAGCCGAGAAGGCGCCACTATTCGCGTTCACATAGGTGAAGGTGCCATTCACTGCCACAGTCGGGGCCGCTCGCATTTGCACCGGGAACATGAATGAGGTCACAAACGACACCGCGCCTGCGCCCGCATAGGCGTTCAGTTGTAGCCGGCCAAGCTGATAAAACCGCTGGCACTTCGCCAGGTCCTGCTGCGGGTCGGGCTTCTCCAGCGGTGTTGCCACCGAGCCGATTTCGAGTTGCACACCCCATAGGCTGATGGTGCCGGACTGCACGCCGATCGCCCCTGCGCGTGTCGCATTGGTCGCGCCGCTGGAATACCAGATATTGAGCCCGGTAGCGTCGCTCGCGCTGCTGCTGAGTGTCTTTCCCGCCGTGCTGGCCAGCGCGAATGTCAGACTGTAGCGTGCCCAGGTCGTGCCGAGCGTGACCGACTGCCCCGCACCGCTGACCTGTGTCGATCCGCCGCCTCCTGGCGTGCCGAACCATTGATCCAATGACACTCCCAACTTTGGTGTGCCACTCGCAGCGGCCGCCCAGAATGAGACGGTCACTGTCTTGCCACTAAGCCGACGCACGCCCTCAGTCCATTGCGTCAGCATGTTGAATGCACCGGCGGCGGCATTGCCGGTGAATACATTGGTCAGGGCATAGGTCGCCGCCTCGTCGCCTATCGCGGCGCGACCCGCATCGGCGAGGGAACTCTGCGTTATACTGGCGGTGTCGCTCGCCAGCGCCATGGTCCAACGATCGGCGGTATAGACGCCACTTGTCGTCCACGGCCCGACCCCGCGCTGCGATATATTGAACAGCGGATTGTGCAGCAGGTTGCGCCCGCCGTTGTTCAGCGCCGGAGCCGATGCCACCGCCGTCTGCACGAATGCCGTGGTCGCTATGCTCGTATCGTTGTCGCCTGCGGTTGGCGTGACGGCCCGCGCGTCTCCGGTGAACACCGGCGAGGCGAGCGGCGCGCGTGACGTGTCGGTGGGATGGATATGGTCGGCGCGCGCATACGTGGTGCCGACACCGATGGTCGCGGTGCCGTCCATGATGGGCGTTGTCGATGAACCGGCCGGAGGCGCGGTCAGTGCTGACCACGACGCGCTGCTGCCTATGCGGCCATAGGTCTGCCCGTCAGTCGGGGCTTCGGGGATGCCACCACTGCCGCCGCCTGTGCCGGTCTGCGACACCAGCGGCAGCAACTCCATAAATACGCTGAATACGGTGCCACACGCCGCGACAGCATTGGTGCTGTTCTGGAACGTGACGCTGAAATACATCGTGCCGGTGTCATTGATCGCCGTCGTGCTTTCGTTGGCCAGCACCGAGTTTGTGGCCTGCACGTTGACGTATGCTGTCTTCTGGGCATTCGTGCCGGACTTGGTGATCCACGCCTCGATGCTCGATTGCGTCGTGCCGACAGCATTGGCGTTGCTGGTGCAGACATTCACAGCGCCCGTGAGACCGTTGCTGTTGGTCCCCAGCTTGAACCGGAACGCCTTGCTGTCGGTGCTGCCGATATAATCGAACTTGGCGACGATATGCAGCATGTCGCCGACTTGCGTCAGCGTGCCCGCGGGGATCGGCCAGACGTAGATCAGTTCCTCTGCTGTGGATGCGCCAACGTTCGGGGTGCTGACGGTGTTCTGATAGAGCACCCGGCGCTGCACGCCAGCCACTGCGGTCTGCACGAAGCTGGTTGTGGCAATGCTCGTGTCGTTATCGCCAGTCGTCGGCGTCGGCGCCTTCGGATCCCCGGTGAAGGTAGGCGAGGCGATCAGCGCGTAGGGACCGAGTGCCGTGGTGACTTGTGCGGCGGTCTGGTAGCCGTTGGGGTTGGACGCTGGATAGGCGGCGCTGGCCTTGGTGTCGGTGGCCTTCAGTTGGGTGTCGAGGATGTCGAGGTCGCCGTTGAGATGCGTCCCCCACTGGTCGTTATCAGCGCCTGGGACAGGCTTGAGCAGCCCATAGTTCGGCGTGCTTGTTGTGCCGCTCATGCTACGCCGCCCGCTTCCAGGTGCCGGTGGAGCAGGCTCCTACGGGCGTCCAGGTGCCGGTGGATGGTGCGAGCGGACTCCACGTCCCGCCCTCGCACGGATCGAGGCGCGGCCACGCATAGGTCAGTGCGAGGCTGGCACCGAACACAATGCCGGTGCGGCCCCAGGTGATGCGGGTAATGCCGAGATAGCCGCGCACGGCGAATACCAGCGCCGATCGTCCATTGACCGCCGCCCGCAACGCAACGCTGCCAGCCGTGCCGAAGGTGAGCGTCGCGGCCCCGCCGATGGTCCAGATGTTGCCGGCGCCGCTGTCCGCATAGACCGAATACGGCCCGACGCCATACGGACCCAGGCCATACGGCCGCGGTGGGGCGGCCATCAGTCGGCATTGACGACGAGCGCGCCGACCGGCACGCGGACGATGTCGCCGGACAGCACATTCCGCACGATCGGCGTCACGCCGTCAGCTGGGTCTATAAGCTGGCCGTAGAACAGCCGATTTCCGGCGGTGACGGCATCCCACAGTTCGAACCAGCCGACGTTGCCCCAGTTGCCGGTGGCGGCCGGGAAATCGACGCTGGCGCTGTTGGACGCCGAGGTTGGCTGGCCACCACCCATGACGAAGGCAGCCGTCACCCGCGCATACCCCATGCCACTGATCGCGGTGCCTGGCGTGGAGTCTGTGGGCGCCGTGGTGCAGAGCCCGATCCACATCGCCGCTGGCTTGGTGTAGGCGGTGATGCCCAGACCATGCGCCAGCAGTGCGGCTTCCAGGAAGTCAGTGGCTGAGCCCGCCATCAGAAGCACACCAGTTCGGCGCGCAGCGGAGCGCCGGAATATTGCGCGTCTTCCTTCAGACGATTAGCGACGGCGACGGCCTCGCTGAACCGCGTCGTCATCTGCAACTCGCGGTCATCGTCCATGCCCCACATCGCGCCGTAGCGGACGCAGCCGAACAGATAGATCTGGTAATGCCGATCGAGGATCGCGTTGGTGTCCTGCGGGTCCACCAGCGGCCGTGGCTTGGCGTAGTAGGCGATATCGACCTGCATCGGCACCCACGCCGGATCGGGCGGCGAGGGGATCGTGGGATGTGGCAGGAACTCGATGCAGTCGCCCACCAGCCGGTAGGCCGACACGGCATCGCCTTGAACGCAACGCATGCAGCCTGAGCCGCAGGGCAGTGGCCCGGACCAGTAGTCGGCGAGCGTCAGCAGGTTGCCGCAGCACGAGGACGCCACGCTCTCGAACTTCACGAAGTCGGTCGGCAGCGTGATGAATGCGGCGTCGACGGCTTGCGTTGCGCGGGTAATCATGGCCTGGGCGCGCAGCATTTCGGCGATATCGGTTTCGACGGCCAGCACCCATGACGGGATGACGGCGTCTAGGTCCTGGCGCTTGAGATACGCTTTGATATCGGCCTGTAGCTGCGCGTAGGACGCCATCAGGCCGGGTCCAGATCAGCCGGCGACAGCTCGGCGCGCGCCGCATCGTCCGGCTTGGCCTCGGGCGGTGGCGGCGGCCGGGTGAGCCCGCAGTTGCAGCAGAACTCGTAGTGCGTCCACGAGCGATAGCCGCACTGGCAGGCCCACAGGAGGCTGTCGAGGCTCACGCGATCTGCACCGGGTTGGACGACGGCGC